TAAGATTGTGCTACAGCCTCATCGGCTATAACTATATCGTCACCTAACAACGCATAATGAGAAAATCATCCGGCTCGCCCAACTCTCTTTGCAGAGAGCTGAACTATTACATGATGCGTCAACGCTAACATAGCTCACGAAGATAAAGCACCCATCGGTTGTCCAACTGCATAACGCAGCGGAACACCTTTATGGTACCAATCCCGTGAGACTAACAGGGAAGCCCAAGACTGGGCCAGCTCATCGCTGGTTAAACAGCCAAGGACCTGAACCTGCAAAGCTAGCGGAAGACGATCTGTAGCCGCCGTTAAATCGAACGACCAGCGCGCTTCCGGGGAATCTTGAAGACGTCTCAACGGGGCGGCTTGGTCCCATGTTCCATCCTGAGGTATAAATTTTAGAACCTCGAAGATAGCATCATGAAGACCAGAAAGTAAAGACTGTGTTCAACCATCAGTGATGGCAAACACACGAACTTTACCCGCCGCTTCAACCTTTTCATGGAGCTTACCTAATACAGGTAAAACTCCCGGTTTCAACTCGAGGTCTCTAACCTTATCCATCTCCAATCGAAGAGCATCACTGAGAACGTCATTTGCCGAAAGCTTAGCGTACGCCATAAAGGCCTCGCAAGGTTCACTAGCTTTAGTGAACGCAAATGCATCCAGTGATAGCCCCAAAATGGAAGGATTATAGTTAGGTCCAGCTGAGTTAAGAGCCAGAAAGCTCGAAGGCTTCAAATGAAACCGTTTAGGTAACATTTTAAGCACCCTATTAAGCTCTCAGACTGGCATCGTCATGCATGCCCCCGTAAAGGGGGCGACGATCGTCTCGAGCTTAAGGGTTGAACGAACTTTCATGATTCGGAAGACAGACAAGACCGATAGGACCGCCCTAATTGTAACCGGGTCTGCAGACCGTATTAAAGTCCGCAGTTGCCCAGGTACCAATTTAGGTAGGCCCCCGGAAATTCCCAAGCATACACCTTGCGAGGTGTATACCGGAACGCCAGCCACATATTTGTGGATTAACCGTACCGATTCCTTCAAATACATTACTGTAAATAAAGGTCCGGAACAAGTTCACAACGATTTAATACGCTGCAACAAAATGTAGTAGGGCTCCGGAGACTCCACACTGAGGACCCAGATTATCACTCGAAGTCATCTATCAAGCATTTTAAAGCTGATAAATAGACTAGGGCGATTATATCGTG